TTTGGAGAATGGTGAAATGATTAGCTTGAGTTTGTTCGAAAACTTGTGTCGTCGTGCCGAGAATGTTCAGCTGTCCGAGTCTCAGAGGTTTGCAGCTGCACTGCGTTTGTTGCTGGAATTGCGAACATCGTGGAAAGGGATTGTTGAGCTGTACGAGGACGTATTGAGACGACAACGAACAATGCACCGGACTACAGAACCAGATGTAAAGAAAGAGTCTCGACGTAAGCACTGGCGGGGCGGATTTGGCAGAACGTCACAACACGCCGAATCTGTGTGGGTTTGTGAGTTTCCAGCTACTATTGTGTCGTCTCAACACATTGTGCCGAATGATGTCGTTGACGGGTACAAAGAGTTGTGTCGGAAGTATTCTGAACTACGTCCATTGTGGGATCAATGGGCTAAAGCTTTTTGTGATGTCCGTGACAGTCTGTTGAACATTACGACAAGGGATCAGGCAATTCGTTCTGCACAGTGTATTTTGTTGGCGTCGATTCCACATGATAAGTGGAAAGGATCGAAATCAGACTACCATCATGACGGCGGTATAAATGGCAATTTGTTGAATCGCGATTGTGTTGACGGACTACGCCATACAATTCAGCTGTTGAAACGTAAACGAAAGAAATCTAAACATGCGGGACAACGTGTTTCTGTCCTTCGTGGTCAACAGGTTGTGGGCTATCGTGAATCACCATATATCGATAGTAGTGAGAAATATTATCGGTGGTTGTGTGTTCGGGACTGTAAACATCCGAAATTCTACAATCGAATGAAGCTAATCGTAGGTAGTGGTGCTAATCATAATACGGTGTTTCAGATGAATGTTCAGCTGCGACACATTGACGGAGCGTCTCCCGCATTGACTAAGCTTACTGAGCTGACAGCGTTAAACGTTAAACCGTATGTTTCAACGATACCACTATCCAGACCGGAGAGAATTGGAGCTGTTGAATTCATCGGGACAATGATTCCTATTTATCGAATTGACTGTTACTCTGAACGGGAGGGGAAGGGTTATGCCTGGTATTTGGGTAGATGTGGGGATCGTCGCATTGATGCACAGTTGAATTCAATCGACTGGTATCATGATGAGGAATTGTTGGGCAATGCTGAGGTGATTGAGAGAGTACAGTCACGGATGCGATATGTGAGAAACACCGTGTTGACAGCTGAACAGAAACGGAGAGAAATTGCAGCGTATGCGAGGAAGCTCCTGAGGATTGAATATATCACTATGCTGGACTCTCAACGTGCAGGGAATTGCCTCGCTGGGACACGTCAATTTGGGGCACAATATTTGGGTATAACGCTTCCGAACAGCTGGGAATCAATCCGCATGGACGCACGGACAATTCTCCGTAGATGGCAACAAAAGAAGTGGGAAGCAAATACGTTATTTCTGAAGGCTATTGATACGGCGTATAATGCTGTCTCATCACAGCTCGCAAGCGTAGGGGGATTCTACTAATGATGAAACTATCGTGTCCGGAATACGTTCAGGTCCATCCATACGAGGAGCTAGGGTGCATCCTGAGTTATCGAATAGGTGAACCAACAATTCAGGCATTTACAATGCCTGAACCAGATGAGGACAATAATGATGACGATTGACGTAAGCGAGTTCTGTCTATTGACTCTGAGTGTAACGACAGCTGTCATTTCTCTCACGTTTGTGTTGTGTGTGACATACTGGCTGAGTGTTGATAACGATTTGTAATCGGCTGGAACATCTGCTGCACAATGTGTAGCGTCCGGATGACGGGATGGCGTCATCAACGTTTCAAGGCTATCCCTATTCGTGGGGATAGCCTTGAACCATTGGTGCTCGTGTCTGATGACATGTCGAATAACAATCTAATCGGTTTGGGAAGCTTCTCAGACCTTGCGTCTACCAGCTGGAGCACAATGCACCAGCTGGTTTTCTATTGGCTGTAGTGGAACGTGAGAAGCTTCAGGGAATGGCGGTAAGAAGTAAACTATACCGTTTAGTTTGAAACACTGAACAATATATCACCTGGTCTAAAATCACACAGGATGACGTATACGGGCCTTAAATTCTGGGAATGGTATTGATCGTCCGGAGATTTTAAGGCTGGCAGAATCGACGTGGGAAGGGTTTACTGAGGAATGAGTATATAAGGGGATTGACGGTCGCGTACGATGTTCCGGGAGAACATCGGCCAGCCAATAGATGAACATCCTGACAGTTGATGATGTGGGTAATCCCCTATGTCATCAAACTGAGAATGTCATTCTGGCATGTGTGTCATCAATTTGACTACACTGCCGTTCTGGCGTAGTCGATCGGATGACACCATAGTTGTCATCAAAGTGACTACGCCAAAATGACAGTGAAAATGGGCAATATGCTCTAGTTGAAATTCACCCTTTTCCAGCCAGTGTATCAGGCTGTTGATTGTGAGGGTGAATGAGCTATCAATCTCAGGCTATGAGTTTTATTCAGCTGGCGAGCATCAATAGAGAAAGCGGAACAGGTCCATCCATGGGGGGAGGTTCCTATTCCGCTTTTTTGAAAAAAAATTGACACCCTATATTTAGCTAGCTCACATCAACTCGTCCCACTGTCTCACACTGACACGCTATCAGCATGAGCTGAGATATTGTAGCTGTAGGCACCACCTGATACAAGCCTACTGAAGAAAGAATCTGGTCGCATTCAACATCTCTGAACACAGCGATTACACAGCGAGGTACATCCTCTTCAGGATGTTCTGGGTAGGTGTACTCTTCGTGCATAGCGTGAATGCGATAGATGACGATGAGATTGGTTTTGTTGTATGTCTCCAGTTTGTTGTTGAGATAGATTTTGAACTGATGTAGAGGCTTCAACACCTGACCAATGACTAGGTAGCCTGTGAGATGTACCTCGTCACGATGGCCCGGACCATCCATGATAGAGCGAGCTTTACGAGCAATTGAAGGAGCTTGATTAGTTCCTTTGTTTCGTTCAGCTACGAGTTTAATGTGGTTGTCGATGATGGTAGAGAACTTCATGTTGATGCTTTCTTAATTTCGTGAAGGCTTTCGGTCCAACTCTGTCTATTGTACGTTCTCATGTAGTGGATGTGTAGGTGGAGTTATCCATGACAGTCCTTCTAACAGGTTTAGTCTGTCTCTAATCCTGACTAATTCTGTGTTAATAGTCTTGTTCAGTTCAGCGTTCTCTGTCTGCAGGTCTGTGAGTTCAATATAACGATTGTTGTAGTTGCGTCTCATATGCTCCAAATCTGCCTTCAGTTCTTCATTCTGTTTCTTCAATTCGTTGTAGACAGAGATGCAGACGTAAGGACCACCTGAATGTACTTCTGTTGGTTCTGTCCATAGTTCCAACCTATTTGCTAAGTACCCATTTCTACTCCCGGCACACAATCCCGGACCATTTAAATATATGAATTGTCGTCCTACTTCTACTACCGTGTAGCTGGTATTACGGTGCAGATTGCATCCTTCGTCTCGGATACACCTTACTGTGTCACCAACATTAAACTTCTGCGACATGGGTGAATTCCTTTGCTATATGAGTTGGTGGAATGTGTGTACGGAAACCATTAGCCAGAGCATGACCACCACCACCTAGAGCTGTCGTAACTTTACTTGTATCAACCTTGCTGCGAACACTGTAGTGGTACATCTGAGGCGTAAGAGGGTCGGTGTTAGGAATGAGATACCACAGGACAGCAACAACAGCTTTAGTCTCTTCGAGCAGGTAGTTACCAAAGTCGCTGATGAGTGGAGTGAACGGACATTGAGCTACCACTACACCATCATGCCATACAATTTTGTTGTACACACTTTCTGTCTCTGAATGGCTCACTGAGAGCATAGATGACATGAGGGTTTGCTGGTAGGTGAGGATACCAATCCCACGCTCTTCGCATTGCTCAATCGTTATATCACCGTTGTACATCTTAGTCAGATCATCGAAGGACAAATTGAACGAATGAATGCCGGCATTGATCTCTCTGCTCATAGGAAGCTCAAACTTCCATGTGTCTCTGTCTCCAATGTATTTGATGAACCATAGGTCATCATAGTTTTCTGAAAGAGCAATCATGTTCCTGTAACGGTCTGATCGTGTGTCACAGAAAGCTAATGTGAGCAAGCAGGCTGCGTGTCTCGTATCAACAATGATTTCCAGATTCTCTGAGCCACATTCAATTCGTACTGGTGATGCGTTGTGGAAGTCTTCACGGTAGATGCTGCCGTTGTTACGGAACACATTAGCAGCAGCTTCCATGAATGTCTTGTGATGATCAATCACCATCACATGAGCAACCTTTGTGGACATCGTCAGCAACACATCAATAGGGTATGATCTGTCGAGGATGTAGACATGGTCACCTTCCATCAGTTCAGGCAAGTCATTGTTACCTGCTCGAATAGGGTAGGTGAGAGTCTCAGCTGTGATGTACACACCTTCTGGATTGAGATGACGTGCCATGAGCCATGCTGAGGCATAACCATCGTGATCAGCATCGTGAATAATTACATATCGCATGGTTTTATACCTTTGTAGAGCAGTCTGTATCCTGCTTTGATGTAAGACTGGTGAAAATCATCTGCTGGGTTTGTGTGATCAAAGGAAACTGTAGATATTTGTTTGTCCCAATCGTAATGCGTGCCTGTATGCTGCCACATCATGGTTGGGTTGTCTAAGAGTTCTTTTACTATCTGCTCCATATCTGTGCCGGGTATCGAGTGTACTTTACGGTAGGTAATAATACGCTCTTTGGTAGTGTGGACGTTCATTAGGATTAGAAGCTTCATTGTTGTTTATCCTTCAATACATCTACAAAACCGGCAGCAAGGTATACTTCGTGAGAATTTTCAAATGAATTTTGATCATGTATGTAAACATCAAATTCGTGTGTGCTCAAGTTGTAGTCAATACCATATTCTTCTTCAATAATCAGATCTTGTTCGTGTTCGTCTAATAGTTCATTTAGTTTAAATCTCAGTCCTACAAACGGTGCAAATGGTAGATCGTATGTCTTGCGATAGTATGCTGCTTGACTCGCAGTAGACGATCCATCTTTAAAAACAGTTTCCGGTCCCCAAACAACTATATTGATATGGACTATCATTATTCTTCATCCTTTCCGAACAACATTGATAACAAATGGTAAGGCCACAAGATACTTTCCATCACCCTACTATACACTGAAGATTCGATGTTGATGATAGTGACGGTGATGTAGGACGCTACTACGTATGCCATATAGCTTCCTGATAGGAAGCCTAATGTGAACATCAGCATGAACTTCTTTCCTTTTCTGACGCTGTTTTAGTGCTGTGACAACTGACGCATAATGTTTGTGTGTTGGAGAGGTTGTCTTCTCCACCTTGTAACAAGGGTGTTACGTGGTCACACTCCAAATTGTACTCGGGGTACGGCTCATGACAATGCTGACAAATGTATAAATCTCTAGATAGTGTCTTTTTTCTTAAACCGGAGTTGTCCTTTCGGTTGAAATACTGAAGACTTGGATGGTGACGGGGTGGGTTTACCCTCATCATTTGAGCTTTTGGTGGCATGGTATGCAATCCTGAAAGATGACACAATCCAATCTGGACATGTAATGACGTGGAGCTTTCGACCTCTACCGTTCCTGTTGGCTTCCTTCTCTTTGTTGAAGATGCCCAAACTGATCATGTCTTCAATACGTCTCGTACATGTGTCGATGTTCATCTCAGCCATAACAGCCAGAGATGATTTGTTGAGGCCGTTAGCAGAGAGAGCTACGCACCGAATTAGCTCATGTTGTTTACTGAAGGAAGTATCTAGGGCTACTTTTCTGAGGTTGTTTCGTATTGCTTCTGTAAAGCCATTTGTTCCGTACACGTAACAAAGGCAGACAGCCAATCGTGTAAGTTGTTTAGCGACTCTTGTAGACGCTTCAGGTCTGCTTGTGTAGGCGATATCTTCATTACGTTGACGAGGGACTGAAGCTCTGCTGCAAGCAATGACATCGGCGAGGGCTTGAATGAGCGTAATGTCTTCAGGTTTATACTTCGGCAGGAGTATTGTTTCGTTGCTGAGTCTGCTATGGAGATGATTAAGGAATCCGGCAGTGACAGCTCGCTGCTTAGGGAAACTTCTAGCGTCCCCGTCATCATTACCTTCAGCAACATTGAGTTTTATTCCTTGAAGAAGTGAAGTTATGGCTGAGTTGTTACGCAGGATTTCATTGTTTCTGTCTGTCTCTAGTCGGCAATGCAGGAAGCGTTCACCGAGAGCAGACATGTTCATACCGTAGATTCGTTCGGTGATGCCTATAATCATGCCGAATGAAATGTTACTGAAGGAAGCAGATACACCGTTTCGGTAGCGAGCTTCCAAGCTGCCGTCAAAGATATCTCGTAATTCTCCGTAGACGTTCGCCAGCTGCTGAGGAGTAGACTCCAATAGCAGCGTTCCGTCTTTGACTATGACGCACTTGTTTTGTAGTAGAGGTATTAAATGTTGACCTTGACGGCTTCCAGACACTAAGCCTGTGAACTTGCTTAATGCCCGTGTGTGATGTTCGTCGCTTGATAACAAATCGCATATCGTAGACTTGCCCGAGCTGGGGGGACCAACTAGATAAATCCATAATGGGTCACTTTCTAGGCGTACAGCAATGTGTACGGCACAGCAGATGGCGAGACAGTCTACAAAGCTGTCTGTGATGACAAGGTTTTCTTTGTAGACGGAAATGAGTTCTTCGAATCTGTGACAGGCTTTAGCCTTAACTGTCACCACTGTATCAAGATCAATGCGAGTGAGAGCATTGTTGATAATGTTAAGCAAAGACATTGTGCAGGTCTCTCACATCAAATTTGTTAGGTATTGCACCGGAAGGAATAGTTACTTTTGACCAGTCGAGGTATGAGATGCTGCGAACTACTAAGCCTGTTGTCTTGATGTGTTTGGCTACGTAGTCCACACCGTTCTTACCGGCTTCATCGTTGTCAAAGAGCATGATGACATGTTTATCTTTCAGATGTGGTAGAAGGTTTGTAGGGAAGTAGCTGCCACAACTGCCCAACAGGTCATAATCATCTTGCTGAATGAGTGGATAGAGCGTGTAGTAGTCCCAATGACCTTCAGCAATATACACTGTGTCGTTGTTGGAAATGTTCTGCATACCGAGCACACTATAGCTTACAGGCTTTGGACCGTTGTAAACTATGTTTGTGTCTGGTACGAATTTATGAACAGCTACTAAATCGTTCTTCTGGTTGTATACAGGAATGATGTAAACAGATCCGTAGCAGCGGACTCCGAGTGTTCGGAGTGTGAGAGGTTTGATCCCTTGTTTGAGGCTGCAGAGATTAAGGGCTTGCTGTTTTGTGAGAGCTGGTAGATTTTCATACCACTTTCGGATGAAGGTGAAAGCATTACCTGACGATTTGCAGGAGAAGCATTGAAAGACATGTGGAGCTTCTTCTTCTATTGATAGGGAGTCTTTGCCGCACCAGAGACATTCGCATTTGATGTCTTTGTTGTGGGGGGAGTATTGGATGTTGAGATGATTCAGTAATTGCATTTACAGCACAAGTTCCTTTCTGATTGCCCATGAATGTGTAACCAGCTCACACTTAGCAGGAGCTACTACACCGTACTCCAGAGCTGCTGTTTCCATAAGCTCTTTAAGATTGGTTGCGTGCTTACGTGGAAACCTTGCAGGCATTTCGAAATTGATTTCATCATGTACCTGCATCGCTATTCGGCCTTCAGGATAATACTGAGTTAGATAGTCATCACATAGACGCATAGCACGTTTGACAATGACGCCTTCACTTCCTTGAACAATATAACACACGGCTGCGTGAGCTGCTTTCTCCATTGTACCTTTCCATTTGTTTATTTTCAATGGTACGTCCAGAGGATAGCCGCCTAATGTTGTGACATACTCCTGAGACTTGATTTGTTCCTTAATCTGTTCGATGTAGGCATGAGCATTAGGGAACATCTCTGTAACCGTGTCCCACAGACCAGCTACGCCTGCTGTCTGTTCAATCTTTTTTGGTGATGCCCCAAAAATAAACCCAAAGTTGACGTTCTTTGCAATACGTCTTTGAATGTCACTCGGATGTTGTTTGTCAGGTAGGTTGAAGATACGTCGAGCTGTAATGTCATGAGCATCATAACCTTTGTTAAGCTTGTCTATCATTTCCTGCTCATCAGTGACTACAGCAAATATTCTAAGCTGCAATTGCGTGTAGTCATTACTGAGCCACCAATTACCATCAGCTGGACCGAATACACCTCGTAGGTGAGGACTGTCTTTAAGCAGAGCTGATACGTCCTGAAAGCCTTTCTCGAATGGGTTCTTAACTTTGCTGATGTTCTGTTCGTTTGGGTCACTACTGCTGAACCGTGTCGTATCTGTGCCGACGATGTTCATCGAAGGATAAATTTTGTCAGATACGGAAGCTCGCTTGTACGATTCGAGGTATTCGAGTTTCTTCGTGTACTTCCTGTGAGCTAGGAGATAGCGAAGGAATATACTTCCCGGCTCAAAGTCATTGTCATCACATTCTTGTTTGAGTTTTATTAACGTGTCGGCATCTGTACTGTCTCCGCCTGTCTTAGTCTGCTTCGGACAAGGGATGCCCCACTGATCGTAGAGAAGCCATTTAAGATTGTTCGGAGTGAACTCAGTTAGTCCACTGGAGTCTGTACACAGTTTACTGAGATGAGAAATGTTAGCACGACATACATCGACAGCATCAGACCATTCAGAGTTGTGAAGTGTTAGACCTGTGGTCTCCATCTTCCACACGACATGACGTACCTGATTGTTAATCTCTATGAGCTGTTCTACGTCTGCTCCATGCTGTTCGACTAGTGAGGCAAACATACCCTGAGCAAGTTCGTATGTGTATACGCAGTCTTCTTTAAGATAGTCAATGATTGCTGTACGAAGTGTGTCGATGTTGAAGTCGTTACGAATCTTCTTATCGTAGCAGAAGTAGGCTTCCAATTCCTTTACTGAGAAAGAAGAACGTACAGCTTCTGGCAACCACATATCCATCTTGCCCCAGCGTGATGACTTGCTTGCTGGGATGAGAGATGGATGTCTACGAACCTTGTCTGCTATCCACCATTCAGGAGCACGAGAACGAACGAATGAGCGACACTTGGATATCAGACTATCCAGCTTCTTCTCAGAAGCGTAGTCTACACCGAGGTATTGTTTGGACAGGTCTTTAAGAGAACGGTCATCTGTGTTGTGATGAAGATGTGACAGAATGGTTGTGTCAACGATACGTTCCCAGAAGTCTGGTGTTGATGGTTCCTGCTCATTGATGACGCCAATGTTGCAGAGAGCTTTCAGATCGAAGTTACTGTTGTGCATACACACCAAATCAGCATCGGTGATACGCTTCCTGATTAGCTGAATTACACCTTGTCTGAATGGTGTCTTACGTGTTCGTGTGAGAGGGTTGATTGGTACGTCGGCACTCTTGAATTCAGATCCATCGTACATACCTACAGCAAATGTTTCACAACCATGCTTAAACCAAAGTCCTGTTGTTTCGGTGTCTATGCTGATCATAAACATTCCTCATTGGATGAAAAACCCTCCTGCATTTCTACAGGAGGGATAGGGGCTATCAAATTGAAGTTGTGGTGCTATGCTTCAGGCCATTCCAGTTTGTCCCAATCAATTGATGTGAGACGTTTCTTTGTCTTAGGATCTTCGATGATGCACTTGCCTGTTTCGTTGTTAGCATTCACCAGAATACACTTCTTACCTTTGAACAGACATTCTTGACCAACAGCATCTGAAGGTTTGAATTCTTCAGCTGCTTCTTCGTCTCCCCATTCGTCTTCTGATGTTTCTTCTGCAGCGATAGGGGACTCGTCAGCTTCAGGCCATTCATCTTCTGCTGGAGCATCATCAGGGGCACCAGCAGGAGAGTAGTCAGGGTCTTTCTGACCTTCAGCAGCTACACCAACAATGCTGGGGTTCTTGAATACTCGTTTGTCCTTGTTTGGTTTTGAGGTTTTCATCCTGACAGTGATGATGGTCTCAGAAGCAATCAGTTCATTAAGAGCAGCTTCAATCTGAGCATCATCAAGAGTTGTGTCTACCCCCATGAGCTGGATCATCTCAAACATGTGTGCCTGCTCTTCTTCAGCTGATCTGATAGGACCATCCTTCAGAGCAATGAAGAACGTAATCTTTTCGTTAGCGTATTCACCTGTGTCTTCTGTGGTACGAAACTCAAAGACTACGTTAGTTACACCGTCCTTGTCGTAGGTAGAGAACCGTTTGAAGACGCAAGGATAATCACCATCAGGACCAGAGAACTCTCTACTCGCCTGTACTGTCTTTGCTTTCTGCATGTTCTTACGCAGACGAGCATTCTTGTTCATCGCTGCAAACAAACCACCACTCTTCTGTTCAGCCATTGTACTACTTTCAATCGATTGGAATTACTGAGTTGATTGCTGCAAACGTCTTCGCAGCACTATCACCACAAATGATAGGTTCTTGAATGTTGTCCCAATTCTTAGCCGTGTACCACGTCTCAGTCTGGACACCAATAAATCGTTCACTACTTGTTACTGTTCTTTTGCGAGTTCCTTTTTCTGTTGTGAATTCCTGATACCGTCCCATGAACCACAGATGGTGCAGTACTTTGTTTGTGTACAGGAACACCTGTTTCTGAAGCTCAGGACTGAACACATTGTAGTCCGGACCGTTAGGATTGGCTTGAAGCCGTAAAGCACTGTGTCCAAGCATAACGACGTTCAGACCGTTACCTACGGCGTTGATGCAATGGGTTAGGAGTTCTCCATTCCAATATGACTCAGCTGCTTTACGAGGTCCAGCAGCATAATGGTTCCAGCAATCCTGAGCACGACTTTGCATGTCACCATCAAACTGAAGAGAAGCACAATGCTGAAAACACAGGCTTTCAAGTCCGCTGGTTGTGTCGATGACAAGTGTTCTTCTGTCGTGCTTACCTTTAGCAAACTGTTCGACGTTAGAGATACACTTGTCCCAACCAACATGTCCCTTACCTACAGGTATTTCAGTTTGAGAGTAGAGAGGTTCGAGTTCAATCACTGGAATCGATTTAGCAGCGACACCTTTACGCTTTGCTGAATGAATACCTGTCTCACCATGAGTGATGATGAAGAGGGGATCAGGAAATTGAGCAGCAAGAGTTGTCTTACCTTCTCCGGGAGGGGAGTAGATGAGAATGAACTTGCCTTCCTTCTTAATCTCTGTGCTGCTATCACTGAATGGATTGGGCAGAGCTTTCGTTGTTGGAGCTGAAGATTTCGTTGGTGATACGTTTGGCTTCGTCGGTAGCGAAGGTTTTTTGAAGTTCGGGGGCATGACGCTTTCTTTCTTTTGGGGAGTACACTCTCATCACTGTAACATCATATCCGGGGTAGTGTTTCCTGAAGTAGTTAAGAGCTTTCTTCTTTGTTCGGGCCAACACCTCAACTGTTCGTACTTCATCATATTCACGGAATTGAACAGCAAACCTAAACTGTGGAGAAATGCCTACTTTGCTTATTCGTTGACGCGATAGAATATCCATTAGTACCTCTTTTGTTTGGGACGCAAACCTAATGTACTTCCTGTGAGAGCGTAGTTACGGAAACGCTCATCTGTTCCTTCCATGTACGGATTGTAGAGTCCGTAGGGAGTCATCCAATGATAGCGGTTAACCTGATCCTTTCTTTTTGGGTGTGTCATGTACTCGTACCAATCGAGGAACGCTTCCAGCATTGGGTAGAGACACATGTGGAGGAAACGAGTGAACCTGTTCATGTGAGGACGAGCAATGAATTGGTAGAAGTGTGTCTCTGGATTCTCAGAGATGTACTTAACCAATCGTGTCTGGTAGTCTTCCTTTGATTCTGTCTTCTTCTTCACTGGACCTGCATAAGCGAATCCACCTGGACGACGAATGTTCTGATACCACACCTTATCTGGCAATACATCATGATTGGCGTACCACATCAAGCAGTAGTAATTGAACTGCAGGTTGAGGTCAATTTCACTAGCAATCCTTTCCGGGTTCCAATCAGCACGACACTTGTTTTCCATGATACAGGTGTCGTTCTCACCATCTATGTAGCCTATGAGTTTTATTGGTCTGCCAGATGGTAGAGTGATGGTTGCAGAGTGACGAGCTTCAGATTTGGTGAAGCTCCATTTAGCAAGGTCTTCAGCGTAATACTGAAGGAATATTCTACCTTGCTTCTCTGCTAACGCTGACCACCACAGTATTTCATCAATGGCTTCTCCATGAGATTTGATTTGACGCTCAAACTCATTCTGGATGAACTTGCTGTGACCTCGTAGCTCTTTGGTCTTGATGAATCCTTCAATACCTGCCTGAAACAAACTACCATAAGCTGTGTTCTTATTCCATTCTTCAACAGCTTCGAGGTCACGGAAATAACTGAGTTCGAAAGCAACACGATTGTTTAACCAGAGTTCCAGAGCTGACAGGCTGAGTCCGTTGTGTAACGGATTGATCACTTCTCTTGCCATTTAATGTTTCCAATTGTGGCACTTGTGGCAGAGGACTTGGAGCTTATCCTCTTCGCAAAACAAGGCTGTAACGAATGGGGCTATGTCTTTCATTGAACGCAAACTACCACACTCTTCCATGTGGTCTACGTGTATTTCCTTTCTGGAGAATAAACTGTTGCACCACTCACATTTGTAGGACCACTTCTGACGCTTGTTAGGTCCGACGTAGGGAACTCGTACACGAAGAAGAACAGAGTGGATTGGAGGCCATCGTAAGGATAACTGTCGCAATCCTGAACGAAGGAATCCGAAGAACGCTGCTTCAGTCCATTGTCCTGAAGCTCTAGTTCTTTCCACTCTGTTAGTCTTGGGGCGTCTCATTTCTTATTCTTGTTCCGCAAAATCCACCATGCTTTGCCGTTACGTTTGCACTGTCTACACACTTTCTCTGGTGGTTTAACTTCTTTCATGTAAGGGAGAAGTCGGTACACTAAGTTGTTGCAGAGTGTACGTATTCCTGAAGAATCAGCTATACAATACTCTCCAGCTTCTGCTGAAGGTGGGGGCATTGTATGGTCACATTCTTCTTCCCCTACATGTCCTTCATGCGGTCTATAGGTCTGCCATGCCTCACAGAACATGTTTCCATCCTTAAATCTGGTTACGGGAGTCCAGAACTGTGTAAGGTGCGTCTTCCTTGTTCCCTACCGAGGAAAGGATCGGTAGCCAGTCGAGAGGCAGATTATGACGCTTTTGTAGACGCAGCAGGAGCTGGCTTACGCTTTACAAACTTACCGACCACTGTGGGGGCTTTTACAGGTGGGGTAGGTTTATCAGCTGCCTTCTCTGCTGCTTTAGCTTCGGCCTTTTCAGCCTTAGCCTTTTCTGCTGCTTCAGCCTTAACTACCTTAGCAGCTTCTCGGGCTTCAGCTTTTGCTGTTTTCTCAGCTTCCTTCCGTTCAGCTTCTTTCACTTTCTCTTCAGCCGACATAGCCGACACTGAGGCAGCATATTCAAACATCGCTGTATCCCATCCCGGCATGAGGCATGGTACATTGCGGTAGTTATCAGCTTCCTTCTTTGTCAGCTTCAGGTCTGAAGGTTTGCAGGGAGCTTCTGTTACCAGAGCTGTGAGGCACTTAACGAATGGGGCTACCCATTCAAGGTCACGATCTTTGCTGCCTGCTTCAGCTGTCAGCTTGTTCCAATACTGAGTGATAGCATGAGCAGGACTTCCAGCTGCGAAACCTGTACCGCTTGCTACCTGAGAGATGAACAGACTGACCTTTTCATGTTTGTCTTCGTTGACAACCTGTTCGTCATTCTCATCGAATTCGAGACAGGCGATGTAAGACAGAGCTGCAATGTATGGCAGAGACATTCGCAGACCAGTGTTCTCTTTACCATCGGCAGCTGTCAATACTTCACTGACGAACTTGCACAAATCAGGATGACTGTTCTTGATGAAGTCGAGCATCTCGCTGGTCAGGAACTTTGGAGCTGAAGAGACAGTTGCTCCACCAGCACGCAACCATACCAGACGAGCAGCACCACCGAGAGCTTTGCACCACGTAGCTCGCTTTGAACCGCTGGTCTTCCATTCTGGTGCAATCTGTTCGTTAATCCAATCATCACGAAACAGCACATCACCGTGAGAACGAGGATTGAGCTGGTCCACAGTGTCGGCTGTGTCAGAAGCAACACCGTAAATTACTACAGTGTGCAGAGTCAGAGGACTGACAGCATCAGGGTACTTATCTGTATCAGCATTGTACAATGCCTGAGCACGAGCCAGAGCGAGTAGACGATGCTGACCGCTGATGAGACATTCGTTGCCTTCTTCATCTTCACCAAAGATGAGAGGTTCACCGTTCAGAGCAAACTTGTTACGCAGCATTTCGTTTGCGTAGAGATTGACCTTCGACTTAGAAATAGGTCGGTTGTTTGTGTTAAATGTGCTGAGGATCTCCAGAGCAGCTTCAGAGTCAATCTCACATGTGACAGACTTGATGTTGCTGTCGGCAACTTTGTTCTTGTTCAGAGCTGTGATAAGTTTCATGGGGCACCTTTTGTTTGGGACTGATTTGAATAGCAGCTGGCAAATATGTTGCGTCGGAACTGATGCAGTGATTTTGGAGGTAGTATGTGCAACAGTTCGGAAATATCAGTTTGTGTTGACGAAAATGACCAAAAACAACACCCTGTATTTGTTCTGTCAAATCTCTTCGACAAGCGTAGACAGAATTAACTAGGAGCACTTTCTTTCCTTGACGCAACACATTTGCCAGCGGACAGGTGGAGTTTAGCAAGCTGTCCAGCAGAGTCAATGATTATTTTAAAATATTTTTCTGATCGTTTCACACTGTCACTGAAGAAGTGAATGTGTATAATTGAAAGCGTGACGCAGCAATGAGCTGCATTCATCTATTCACTGAAGGAAAGAATCATGAAACGTGCGTTGATTGTAAATGCCACAGCGGGATCAGGAAAGACCACCACCATCGTTGACGGACTGTCAATGGTAGCGGGAAAGAAACAACTGAAGTATAAACCATCAGAAGAGCAGCTGGCTATTTGGGATTGGTTGAAAGCTGAGTTGACTTCTGAAGATGAAGTAGTTGTGTGTGCGTTCTCGAATGCAATCGCAACAGAATTGAAAGAACGTCTGACATTCGGATCAGCAACAACAATTCATTCTCTGGGTTGTCGCATCATGAGAGAGAATGGAATTCGTATTGGCAGGCCCGACACATGGAAGACAGCAAATCTGTATCAGCAGTTTTGTCAGGTGAAGAGTGTCAAAGAATTGTCGAAAGCTCAGAGAGCAATTCTTGATGATGTGAGAGAACTGGTGAAGTATTGTAAAGATGCTGTACTCACTGAGGATGACATCACAGAATCATCATTGGCAGGATTGGCTATCGACAATGAATATACATTCAGCTCATCAGCTTCAGCATGTGAGCTGCCTGTCAAGTATGTGCTGGAAGAAGGAAGCACACTGCCTGTTCGAGAAGAACGAAGGGCTTCAGCATTTGGTAAAGCTAAGCCTGTGAAGGGCATGGAGATTGATTTTGATGATATGATTTACCTGCCTGCTCGATATGGATGGAAGATTAAAGCTGACTGCATCATAGCAGATGAGGCCCAGGATCTCTCAGCTGGCAAGCTCCAGCTCATTGCAAATCAGGATTGTACTACGTTTGTATTTGTTGGTGATCCAAATCAGGCTATCTTTGCATTCGCTGGAGCACAGACAGACAGCTTCAGTAAGATTGCTGAAGCAATGGATGAAGTGGAAGTGTTGCCTCTTAGTTACACATACCGTTGTGGCAAAGCTATCGTAGCTGAAGCTCAGAAGATTGTGGGTGACGCAATCAATGCTGGCAGTACGAATCCAGAAGGTGAAATTGTTTATCTGGATGAAGCTGACATGGACCTGCAGCAAGGGGATATGCTGGTGAGCAGAGTGAATGCTCCACTCATGTCACTGGCATGGAAGCTGGTCAAAGCTGGAAAGCCTTGTCAGGTTGTAGGACGCAGCATTGGAGCAGGTTTAGTTAAACTCATCAACAAACTGACAGACAAGCAGGAAGTGGATTCTGTGACGTTGTGTCAGCTGCTGGAAGATTGGAGAGACCAGCAGATTAAGTTGCTGCAGACGAAGAAATACGACACTGTGAGTCGACAGATTGCAATTGGTGATCAGGCTGACTGCATCGCCACTGTCGCAACCAACTGCAAAACAAGCACTGAAGTTGTGAGTTTTATTCAGCAGATTTTCAATGACAGTGATGTGAAGTCAATTCGACTGAGCAGCATTCATCGAGCTAAGGGATTGGAAGCTGATAATGTGTATTTCTTCAATCCTAAGAACGTACCACATGTTCTGGCTAAGACAGCTGAGGCTAAGAAGCAGGAATGGAATCTGAAGTTTGTAGCTATCACAAGAGCTATTCACAAACTTGTGTACGTCAGGATTCCTGAGAAGGAAGTTGAAGTGTAGAGTTGTGCTCGCAGGTTTCGCAGCAGACAATACGTTCCACAAACTCTTCTGGATGTTTTGTTTCTGTTGCGTATTGTGTAAATCGAATTAGAGATTCGACACAATCTTTCTTTAGTTTCCTACATATATGTAGGTCCACGCAGCAGCTTCTTGCAGATCCTTTATGGCTGCAAGAAGCTTTTCTAGTATCTACGAGGGTACACACATCACAGTCTTGCTGTGTGATTATTCTGTACCCTGCTTTTGCGTAATGGGTGCATATACCGGAGTTGTTGAATGGGCAGATCATAGTAATTTCACTGTAACTGAAGTTGGGACAGAAGATGTTACTGCTTGAGGAATGTCTGGATTAAATAGTACTGTTCTAGATGGGTAGTTATTAAATTGCAGTTCGATCTCAGCACCAGCTACATCTGTTTCACAATTTACCACTTTGGCATAGCGGACTATATGGTTTACGCCTGATGTTGCCGGGAGCAGATTATAATCAGGCAGCGATGTATCTCGTATTCTTGGGTCGAAACCTCCTAAAGGAACAGGAGGAGCGTAGCTGTCTTCTGCTGCACTTAAAGGATTACGTAATGGGTAAGCGTTTTCTTGCAGCAGCAGAGCACGAGCAACAGTGTAGGTGAAATCCAGAACCCAAAATTTTTGTTTATTTGTGACTAAGCTTTGTTGAGAGTAGGGAACTGGGGCGTAGTAAATACTGCCTGTTCTTGTTGTGATACCCCTGACAGCTTCCCATGTAGTTCTGGTATTGGGAGGGTATCCCCACGATAAATAAAGATTTATCGATGTGTCAAGATATATGTTTGCACATTGCCATGTGAACACAACAGAACTACTTAACTCTCCTGCAGTGCATACAATTTCTCCAGTGAATGGATTTGGAAAAGTATCAACAAGGCACCTACCACATCTACCCCACGGTTGGTAAGTTAGTGTTACTTTACCGTTAGCTCCATTTCCTGGATCTGTGATTAAACTGCCAAGTCCCCCACCACCACCACCGGGGAACTCACCATCGGATGGAGCAGTAGTGTCTCCACCTTCTCCACCATCTCCGCCTCCTGTTGGGGCTACACCTCCACTACCCGGCACTACTCCTAGTCCATCTCCATCACCACCTGCTGTTCCGGGGTCTAATACACCAGCGGAAGATCCCCCACCACCTCCAGTGATAGATGCTGTACCACCGTTACCGCCTGAATATTTTTTAGTTGTTGGAGGGCTGGAAGTAGATGTCGAACCGCCTGCTCCACCAATTAGGTTATTTGCTGTTTTTCCACCTAATACTACTATGGTAGAAAAAGATGATGTTCCACCATTAGGAACGGTTGGTGTTCCGCCCGCACCAACGGTAACAGTGTATACTGTTTCTGCGGCCACACCAATAAACGATTTATTATAACCACCACCACCTCCACCACCAGTACCGACGTAATTAGTTGTAGTGGTTAATCTAGCTCCAAATACTGAGCATCCACGTTGGAAACTGCCTGTACCTCCTGAAGCGGTTGTAAGGAATCTAATTCTTAAATCATTTAATGAAGTAAGGAGAGCAACTTGAGCGTCAGTAAGAGTTATTGCGTAGTCTGTTGGGTGGGTTGTTAGAAAGTGTGTGTTGGTTAATATTGTCGCACTACTGGTGCGTAAACTAACTGTAGTAGCTATTCTAGATCCTTCTATGCTAGCTTGTAGGTACGCAGCATCAATCTCCACCACACCTGTTGTGCTGCTATGAACTGCTGTCACTTCTAGCACGTAGTCTGCTGTAGACGCTGAAGAAAAACTACCTGTACGTACACCGTGTGCCCACACCCATGTATTACTGGTAGGTAGGTTATCCATTGTAAATACAAACCAACTACCGTTAATTCGAACACGAACTGATGTTACATTGCTGAGATTTCCAACATCAACTCTCCAGCGAATGTAGAGGTCGTACTGGTTAACAACAGCTGCTACATCGATTGTAGACATGCTCCATTGCTGCACTCTTGTAAATGGCGGTTCTCCGCCATCACACTCAATGTAGATTGCGTCCACATCCAAACGACCGTCGACGGTATAGTAATGTGTGGTTATTTCAATCGCGTAGTCTGCTACTGACGGATTAGTGAATGTGCCTGAAAAATCAACTCTTACCCATGCCCATAATCCAGAGTCAGGCAATCCACTGATTGTTCCTGTGTAAAATGTTCCAGCAGAGCGTAAACGTACTTGTGTGATTTCTGCATCACTGTTTGAGTCGTATCGAAGCAGCATCCAAGCTGTGATGTTAGTTGGGATTGAAGTTTCTGTTGCTGTCTGTAACTCAAATGTATAGACGTTGGTGTTGGGAGCTAATGGGTCTGAGAAACTTAGGTAAGTTCCATCTCCGGCTGATGGTTGTGTAACTACTTCATCGAGTTCGGAGTCTGCTGCACGAACAATGAAAGATGCTGGTGGAGATGTTGAGCAAACGTTACCGTCACCAGCACTAGGAGCAAAAATAACGTCGTCTATATTTGAAGCAGTTGGTACAGTCCATTCAGAGTTGATGTTGCCGGATGGGCGAGATGTCTCTACTTGTACGTCAATAGAGTGTGTACCATCGTTATCACTTTTACACATTCTATAATGTAGGGTTAAGTTATTTTCGGCTGGAGATGGGAATAAAGAACCCGTACTTAATTTAGTTTCATAAGTGCATACAGCATTAGCTGGGGAATAGATGTAATCAGAATTCGATACCGGCAATTCGTTTATGCACTGCCATAAAGGTGATGAACCTTCTGCAATCCACAAACCCACATTTGTAACATCTACTGATGGTAAAAATGATCGTTCTGCTTCGTAAACGCCACCACAAGCTCCACCACTCCACACTTCTGCTGTCAATCTAACAACATTTTCTGGAACTAGAAATTCATCGGTCTCTGTAAAAGTAATTGTTTCTTCTTCACCTTCAGGATCGATGTTGACTATTATCTCTCTGTTCCAAGGGTCTTCGCTATCTAACTCATTTAGAGGGATATACTCCAAAAGCATTTCTAACTCCGGACCTACAGTGCTTGCTGTATTTGGAAATCTGTCCGGATTTATTGAGTTGTGCCATGCGTAGTGAAACATTCTTGGGAAATCTTGATACCACATACACGTGTGCGGTGGGTATCCGGATATAAAATTCACATTACCCAGAGCTATATCTGTGAGATTTTGTCTTTTCCACAGAGTTATAGTGCCTGAAAAAACAGACAGGTCACTAGCGTATTGTTCAATTCTCGCAGCAACTAATGCCACACCACTCCGTACGTAGTTCACATCTGTAGCAACAGCATCGGTTACGCCCCAGCTGAAAGATCCGTTACATGTTATCTCAATTTTTGATAAGTTAGAATTGATATCACAGCCCGAACACAGTTCACTACCACAGATACAATGACACGCAGGAGGTCTGCCCATAGTACACCTCAACAATCTACCCAAATAAAAGCCCATTCGTTCATAATTTGTTTAATTATGACGAATTTACCAGAAGACGCACTCAAACTTGTAGACCTGTTCACTGCTTCAATTAACGCTTCATCTCCGCTTGCAGGCACCATGTTACGAGCACTGTAGTCAGAGTACATAAGAATTCTAACATTTGCTTTTGTCCAACCAGCGTAAGGATTTGTAGCTGCTGCTAAATTTTCAGTAAGTACGCCGTAGTATTCTGATTGTAGAGGTCTTGATTCGGAGTCGTACCCGAGCTTTGTGCTGCGAGAGTCCCCCATTACACGACGTTTGATCTCTTTTGCTGTAGCCGGGTCATATACACCGAATTCTTGTGTCATGGTATGCTCAATCCATAAGTTGAAGGAACAATACCGATGTTTGCTGTCTGTGGGTAGCCTGTTTTAAGTTCAGCGTACAGACTCGTATCGGGGGGGTTTACGTTATAAGGTACAGCAAAACAGTCGCCATCAGGTTCTTTGATCTGTAGTGTCCACGGTTCTTGTGCTCTGTCTCCTAAGTCATTGATTTTAATTGGGATGAGCTTACCATTCACTCTTTGGTAGGTGCTTCGAGAAAAGAGTTTTGCATCATTTACCCAGTCACTTGGATTGTACTCAAAACTTACTTGGCATTTTAAGTAGTGGAATTTAACTCTTTGCTTACCTGTTCCATAGCTTTCACGCATTTCCTGAGCTGAAGCTGCGGTGAACTTCCAATAGGAAGCTCTAATACCGAATAATGTGTCTGTTTTTTTACCTACAAAACCAACGTAAGAAGCAATGTCACTGCTGTAGTTAATATTGGTGTAGTTGACATTAAAGCTCCATGTATGGACTGTATGAGATTCTTCGTAGGTTATAGGCGAAGTAAGAGCTAATCCGTTCTCATGTATAATAGGATCTCCATTTGGTTTAGTCATTGTCTGCTTCTGGACAATGTTGCTGCTGGAAGACCATACAGGTGGTTGCTGCAGAGGACTAACAATAGGTGTGCCGGGATTAGGGCTATTGGAGTTCTCTACGGTGGTGATTTCACCGGGAATGAAGTTGCCGTAGTTTAATGTTACGTCATAGAACGTACCACTACCTGAGACACGCTTGATACCGGAGCATTCGAGCAGAACTAAGCTCGCAGCTTTGGGGTGAGGCGATTGGTACAACGTGAACGTGATCTGTAGAGGATTGATACTTGGATCGCCCGGACCAGAGGCGAAGGAAGGCAGGAACTCAATCATATCAATCGCATTGTCCTGAAGACCAAAGTTAGTCGTGTTCATTTCAACACGAACTACTTCTTTAATCTCAGTGCGATTGAAGAAAGGACGAATATCCTGCTCTTCCTGAAGGAAGCCATGAATCTTCTTAATGCCTGCAGCCATCAGTCCACCTCTACTAACTTGATACCACCACGAGGATTAGTGAGAGCTTCTTTGATTGCTTTCAACTCACTAATCATATCTTTATCTTTTGTTTGTCCCATACCTCTAAGAATCTCTGAATTCATAGAAGCTGTTGTCTGAGCCAAATTGCTACCTGCTGTCTGGTATGCTGGAGCAGACTTCTTGAACTCCTGATCAATCTCTGCCATTCGGAAGTTGGCTTGCTGAGCAAATATATTTTCAAGCTCACCCGGACTGGCAGCACCTGTGATCATTATCTCAGCACGCTTCTTAGCCCATTCATAAGCCTTACGTTCTTCGGCTGTCATGAGTTGGAGCAATGCAAGTTCATCGACATCCATCAAGTCTTTTTTAAGAGATTTGAGTGTGTTGGCGTTTTCAACTTCCTGTTCTTGTAAGGATGCCCGTTCTCGTTCTGCATCTCTTAATTCTTTTGCTTGATCTCGATCAGTTGTGGCAAGTCGGATGGATTGTAGATGTCCCATTCCAGACTCTCTATACTCGTCTATAGCTTTGTAAAATCTAATTGAGTCTTCCGCTGCGTCTTTTTCAGCTTGAGATGTGGCATTGATTACAGCTAATCGCCGCCAGTGGTCTATGTCACGTTTTGACTCAAACTCTGCTAATTTTTTAGCTTGTTGTGCCTGTCTTTCTGCTTGGATCGCTTCAACAGCATCAAGGTTTTGTCGAAGTTTAATCAACTCTTTAAGGCGAGACTTACCATCTTCGTCCAACTCAGCTACCTGTTTCAAAGAATCGATCTGAGCTTGAACATCAGCAGGATTATTTGCTAATAAGACTGGACCTTCTTGCCCCGGAGTGTGCTTTTTCGGAAGGAGTTCATTACTCAAATCAGTAGTAAGAATACGCATTCGTTCTTTAAATGTTCCGAATGCTGCGTCAGGAGCAATGCCCTTATTTATCTGATCAGCCATAACATCAGATATGTTCTTAAATTCATTTCTGAATTTTGTTTCTAATTTGCCAAATCCTAGTTCACCTAAGTCACTAAAAGCATTTTCAAGTTCTTGAGCAGCACCATTGCCTAATGCTATTTTAAGCATTTCTCCATTGAATGCTCGCATACTCTCTTCGCCTTCATTTATCTGCGATTTGAGTATTTCCATCTCCCGTACACCATCGCGGATACCTTCAGAATTTTTGAAGACATCATCTTTGCTCACATCCTGCACTGCGAAAGATGTTTCCAGCTCTGATGTTTTGAACTTAGCAATGGCCTCAAGACGTTCTGTAGTCTCTTTGAGAGCTTTATTCCAATTGCCGGTTTCTTCATTGCTCCTCATTAAAGAGGTCACTAACTGCCCACCGAGAATAGCAGCAATACCCACAGCAGCACCAGTAAGGGGACCAGAAATCAGATTAGTAGCCTGACTGATGTTGTTGCCTGCACCACGCACAGCCATACCGAAAGACTCGGCACTGAAGCCTGTGATAGACATAACTGTGATGAAGTCTTCAGCACCACGAGCAAGTTCGCCAATAGCGTAGCCCATGTTGCCCGCACCGCCCTGCATAGCATTCATGCGACGTGTTGCTTCGGCAATAGCCACACCATGCTGCTGAGTAGAGATTGCACCCCGCTGATGAGCAGCGTTAAGGAAAGCAATGTCTGCTGCTACGTTCTCGGCATGATTACCATACTGCTGGAGTAGAGCATTGACTCTGGCTACCTGAGCAGCTTCTGCAGCGGCAGCACGAGCATTGGAAGCTCTAGCACCAATCTGATCCTGTTGCCACTTCCACGTATCATTAGCAGCTCTGCGTTGATCCCTATTGTACGCTGCCGTCCTTGCAGCCTGCTGACGATCGAGATTTTCACGTTGCGTAGCTGCTTCACGATCTGCTGCAGAAGCTCTACCTGCGTTATCGACAGACTCTTTCCATCTGTCGTTAGCTGCTCTACGCTGTTCTCTATCAAAGGCAGCTGTTCGAGTTGCTTGCTGTCGAGAAGCAGCAGCGTTCGCTTCTTCAATCTGACGTTCTCTGTCTGATGCTGTAGCAGCTGCGTTGACAGACTCTTTCCATCGATCATTATTTTCTCTACGTACTTCTCTGTTGTACGCAGCAATACGAGCAGCTTGCTGATCTGCAGCAGCATTTTCAGCAGCAGCAATTTGATCTGCGGCTGTACGAGCAGCTTCAACTTCCTGTGCTCTGTAGTAGTCACGCATCTCTCTCAGCTGCTGAGCTGACTGCTGTTCGTCCTGAAGACGACGCATAGAGTTTGCTTGGAAGGAGAGTAGAGCTGCGTTGTCAGCTGCTACCTGCTCATCTGCTGCCTGTTGAGCAGCAATTCGACTGCGAGCAATTATGTCGGCTTTAAGGTTGGCAAGCTCAGAAGCTCTAGCTGCTTCAGCTTCAAATGAGGGAGCTTGTACGCCTGCCCCAAACTTAGCAACAGCTGGTGTATCAACAGAGGCCATCTGTCGATATTCAGCGTTGATGTTCTTCAGTTCGGTAACGAACAACTGAGCACTGACAGCACCAGCTGCAAATAATCCGCCCAGCTTTACCTTACGTTCTTCTGTGGAGTCTTCCATAGACAGGTTAGCCTGTCTGATTTTTTCTCCCTCACGCATCTTCTGAGCTTGTTGTTCAGCTCTAGCACGTTCTTCATTAGATGCTTTGATACGATCGTTGCTCTTGACGGTGGAGGCAGCGAAGTTGTCCATCAGCTTTTCAGCAGCTGAGATGGATGCGTTGTCAACAACCATCCCCAACTTCACTGCCCAGTCATGAATGCTTTCAGCCATCAGACTTTCCCCATCGTTTGCAGAACATTAAATATCTGGTCCCTTAGAGTCATAGGATCTTCGACTATGTAAGGAACGAATTTACAATCACTGGTAGCAATCGACTTTATGTCTCTTGCATCAATTGGGAGTTTACCTACTCGCTGAGAATGAATTTGGGAAGCTGTCATGGCAGCAAGATCGTCCTGCATTCCCCACGAGTGAGCTTCCCAAAAGAGTTTCTGACGAATGAATTCTTGAGCAGGCAGGTTGCGTATCACCCAGCTCGGAACCCCCCAACGGGTTGACAAGTGCATTATGAACCACTCGTCATTGTTGGGGGTCAGGAGTTTTTTACTGCTTCCTTACGTTCTGGAGTGATGATGAGCTTGTCATTGATGATGCCTGACCATTCCAACATTTTACTGATAGGAATAGCTTCGGCAACGGCTTCCAAGAACTTAACGAATTCGTCGTCAGGAATGACTTCGAAGATCAGGTCTGCTGTGTCCAGAATAGATTCTGGGTGAAGAGATTTGTAGAACATTGCAGCAATTGATTGGCCGCATTGTTTTGTCTCTTCGTCATACATATGAATCGAAGCAAGGACGTAAATTGTTCTCCACAGATTTACAGGGTATGTACCTTCTGCATCTGTGATGAGCTTTACTTTACGTCCCGCTTGAACGAACAGCTGGGTTGACGGTTCCTTCAAACAATACTTCCCGAGAGGATGTACGTTGAACATACCTTGGAACAGATCGAAAGACATTGGGGCTATCCTTATAACAGAAAGTGTTATGAACCTGCTGCGACAGTTACGTCACCAGCAATTTTCAGAGTGATGCTGCATCGAGAGCGAGATTCGTCACCTGTGCTCATGGAGGCAGTCATAGGAGTAAATTTGGTTACACACGCTGGGATTGTCAGAACAGGTCCAGCAGTAGTTTCTGTGGCATTCTTTGGAAATTCCATCAGGTAGTTGCCGACAAGACCAGACTTGAATGCTGCGTACAGACGACCACCAGCAGCGGTGTAAATATTTGGATCCCAATCAGCATCAAAGCTGAGTTCTCCCATGTCAAGCTCTTTACCGCCGATGAATGCTTTGATCAGATTACCAAAGGCATCCAGAGTGGTTTCCGAGCAGTCAGTACGCACAACATCACGTGTAAAACCAGACCACGATACGTTGCCTGTAACACAGACGTAGGTGTTAGTGCTGGCTGTCGGCGTACCATCACCTGTGTCATCAATGAGTGGTAGTTTGATCCGGATACGGCTTGCGTCTCTCATATCATAGTTCCTTTACTGAGAATGAACAATCGAAAGTCAGCACAGCTGCTGACATTTCTGGAGTTGATTGGCCTGTCTTCTGAACATCGAACTCCGATGTAGAGACGTGCTTAACATGGTTGATGAACCCGTTAGTGATGGCTAATCCTCTCAGTGGGGTTCGGACACCTGAGACGATTGGGTACAGAAGATCGAAGACAAGATTTGCTATGTCAGCTCGGATAGCAAATCTATTTGAGTAGCATGTAACTTCCAACTGAAACATGATGGTGATGTAGTTGTTTGTGTTGGTTCCACCTACATCACCAGAGTATCCGAGTCCTTCAGAACACTCCTGAAACATGTGCTCTTCAGTGTCCCATACAAAGAATCCTTCTTTGTTAGGAGCTGCATCGAATGGAGGGCATTCATCGATGTAGTAGTTCTTCACAACCGTGATTGTGTCGAAGAATGATTTGAGACATTTGCGTAGGTTATGAGGCGTCACGACTTGCCCTGTGCATGTGTTTGAGTATTGCTACTGTGATTGCAACTTTTAGACGTTCCTTAAACACACTGATCACTTCATCTTTGGTTGCGTTGGCTGTTCGTTCTCTCCATCTGTAAGCTCTGGTCACTACGCCTGTTCTGTGGACAAATCCTCTTTCAAGCAGATGGAAGTACTTATTAGGTGTTCTCCGAATGAATCCACGTTTCTTTGAAGCACTACTGAGAGAAAGTTGTTTGATCCGAGAGAACACCTGTTTTGTCTTGATTACATTCTTACTTGGATGGCGTTTGTTCTTCTTGAACTTAGCCTGCAAAGCATACAAACCTCTGCCTGTTGCCTTGCCTTGTTTCTTCTTTGTTGACTGACCTTGAGAAGCTGGATGAGAAGGAAGGTAGTGTTCTTCTGATACTCGACGAGAAACACCTACCATTGCGTAGAAGACGTTTCTGTTTTTCTTACTCTGTCCGTGCTTACTTACTACAGCTCTGTAAGTTGCTCCTGTACTCTGTTTACTCTGCATCGTGTCTGTGTTGATCAGAGCTTTCATGTGTGCTCTGGCAGGACTCATAGCAGCTCGCATTGATGCTCGGATGGCTGGTGTAGCCTCACGTGCCAAAGCTTCGATTACTGGTCGAAGACTAGGTGGAATCGTGAGTTTTATTAAGCCATTGCTCACACTGGTGCTCCGGGGAACTTTGATGCTATATCCTGTGTTACGTTGTCAACAATCTGAATCTGAATGTCCTGCATGTTTCCGTAAGGATCTGTTGCGTTACCGAGGACAGCGTACAACTTTCTTTCAGAGAGAATGTAACAGTATTGATCCCCTGTAACTTTACTGAGAGAAGTAGTGTAACGTCCTGTCAGCATGTGACGTTGTTCGTTGATTGTTCTGTCGCCTTCTTCAGCTTCCTGAGCTTTGAAAGGCTTCTCTTTTGCAAACAGTCCAATTGCTGTAAGAGAGAACTCCTGTTTCAATTCACCGTATTCATTTGTGACAGGTTCGCTGTCTTTCAGAACCACACCGTATTTGTAGAATCGACATCTACGGTTTATGTTGGGACGTTCTTTGCGTGTCATCTGCTGCTAACTTTCTTCCAATCGTCAGCTACGTAACGAATAGCTCTGTAGTCATTGAGCAGGTTGTGATCTCTGTTGTGTTTGTACGCTTCTGGTAATCCAGTTTTTGTACCGTCGATTGCTTCTCTGAAGGTGTTGAAGTGGTAGCACAATATCTTCAGAGCATTGATTGTTGAGTAAGGCACCTGAGCATAGCTGGTGTATCCAGCATAGTAGGTGATAGTTACGGGGTATGGATCGTTCTGTTTGATGTTTGGGAGAATGGCATCCCAATCATCACACCACAAACGAATTGGTTCGCCGTTGTAACGACGGATTGATGTCTGTGTGACGGTTTGTGTTGTATCGTTGTTATCGATGAATGTGAATGTGCGAAGAGCATTACCAGACTGAGGCAGGACAATAGGACCAAATGGCAGGAATACCATTTTGTCCCAATCACAGAAAGCTTCGTAAGGCAGATAGAGCGTAACCTGTTTAGGGAGAATGAACCTCCATTGTTCGGTTTCACACGTTCCAACTGCCTGACGAAGCAGATCATCAACATCAAGAGGCAGATCGTCTTTAGGAGTGTCAGGATCAAAGCCGAGGTATTGCTTTAAGCGTTTCATGAAGTCAGCATCAAACAGAGTTGATATTGCTGACTCAGTGCTTCTGTCAATCACCATCGGCATTGAAATTCTCCTGAAGAAATAACCTGTGCCTGACGCCCCAAGAATCAGACACAGGTGTTGTCAAGGCAAGCCCTGACAGATTAAGTAGTGGCGGTTACGTCAGCAGGAGTCTGGTCAACATAAGCGTGCAGACGTTCAATGACGATGGCAGCCTGAATCGTATCAGTGTTGGCACCGTCGATTTTGAATGCCAGAGACTTAGCAGTGCCCGGACCACCGTTTCGATCTTCGTAGTGAGCAATAAGCTCAGCTGGAATTTCGAGAGTGTAGTCACCTGCAGATGAAGCAACGATAGGGCAGGTGATGGTGGCGATTGCTGTGTCCGTACCACCTGTGCCGGTAGTACCGATGTAAGCAATCACTGTTGCAGCTGCTGTGAGTGTAGCTGCATTGATTACCAGTGTTGCACGTTTGATCTGACCGAAAGTGATCAGGTTAATACGCTTGAGCGTATCTGGACCAGCAGTCATGGTGATGTCACCGAGCGGCTCGATGTACAGCGTACTGCCTTGATGATTGTAACGAAGAGTCATATGACGATTCCTTTATGGAAGATTTTGGAAAGAAGGATACGTTTTTGGTAGAGGAGAACGTATAAACTCCGGGGAAGCAGGCTAACTAACTATTAGCCGGATACGTCTGTGTTGGTCAGAGTAACGAACGGACTGCGAGTTGTGACACCCTTCTTCGGTGTAAGAACTGTCTTCCACCACGGACGAGCATCGTTACTCGTAACAAACTGGAACACTTCTTCACGCTCAGAGAAGCGAACATGTACCGAACGATTGAACTCAGTGTAGAGTTCGCCGTACAGATACTGAGACATGTTTACACAGCTCAGCATACCAGAAGACCACTCGCTGATTTGATTGCCGTCCTGACCAGAAGTAATGCCTGGAGCGTATTCTGTGAAGAAGATTGGACGACCCCACAGAGTGGCACCAACACCATCATTCATCGGACTAAACATCTTGACGATACCTGCGTTGTTTGGCGATTCATGACAAACAAGAGACAGGATTTCGTACATGTCGTGGTTAGCAATCCAGATGGCATTGTCGTAGCCCCAGACACGCTGAGTCATACGAACAATGTCACGACCACTAACAATCACTGTATCAGCCTGACCTGCTGTACGGTCTACTGACAGAAGAGCAAGGTTGGCAGCGTTCAGGAAGCCCAGAGGAGTTCCGTTACCCTGACCGTTGATCAGTTCGTCCAGTCGCTTGTCAACAGCTGCCAGACGCATCGAGGACTCGATGAGAGCTGGGATGGAGATAGGACTGTACTTCATCAGCATGTTCGTAGCAGCAGCTTCGCCGACGATTTCAGTTGCTTCAAGCTTGATCAGCTCGAATACGTCTTTCGTCTTGTCAGCTGTACGAGTTTCACTGGTACGATAGACTCGTGTACCACCAGTAACACTGGTAGCATGATTTTTGTCTACGCGTGCAGGAATAGATACCGATGGTGTAGCCATTGGAATCTGAGTCATGCGAGGAGTGAGGAAGTCAGCTTCTGGTGTCAGAGACAGAATACGATTGATCATCGCATCAGGAATCAGAACACCAGCAGAACCCCAGTTACCGCGAGCGTACTCGTCATCGCCCACTGCGTTGCAAACGATGGACCGCAGACGAGGATTGATTTTTTCTGGATTGCAATCGTTCTTGTATGCGTTAGCAACGTCATACAGGAATTCACGACCGCCACCCTGATCATCAGGAGCGTAGCCGTACCGAGGATCATTTTCATGATTTGGCTTGACGTTGACGTTTCCTGTGAGGTTGTGGAATACGTTAGCAACATTGGCGACGTTTGAAGGCATCGTTGCAATGTGGGCACGTTCAACCATACCGCCGTCACTGGCGTTAATCACTTCGTTAATGAATTCGAGTTCAGTCACTGCTGTGTTGAAGATTTCTCGTTCTTCAGCTTTCAGTGCGTTACCTTCTTCAACACGAAGAGAGTAGCCGTTGACAACAGGAGTGAGGACAGTGCGAGCATCTTTCAGCTCATTGAAAGACATCTTAGAGAAGTCTTCCTTACTACGAGATTTAGGCATGACAGTTCCTTTATGGATTGGTTGATATAAACTGGTTGGCAGGCATTATGTGCTTTGCTTTTAGCCTGTAGAGCGTAGGTTAACAGAGAAGCCTAATCTGTCAAATAATTATTTGAGAGCTTTGGCACGAGCTTGTAGTGCTCTGGTATAGATGTCTGAGCAGTCTTCTGGGAAGATGTTCATAACTTCTACAGGCATCGCATTCCTCACTGATGAAGAGAACGGTTTGATAGTTTCCTGAATACCAGAGCAGAAACCTTTCTCGATAGCCTGATTAGCTGTCATGAAGGTTTCCTTATCCATCATATCTTTTACGTCTTCATCTTTCAGACCTGTTCTGTTGGTGATGATTGAACGAATGGCATCACGATGAGCTGTCCATTGGTTGCGGACTACATCGAAGTCTTCTTCTCGACTGATAGGAGCAAACATCTGAGGGTTATGAACCATCACCATCCCGCCCATGTTAATGGTACGCTTATCTCCTGCCAGCAGAATCCATGAAGCACATGAGTAGGCGTAGCCATCGACGATGCAATGCACTTCACCTTCGTGCTCAAGTAGTCGCTGGTAGATTGTGAGAGCGTTGCCCACTTCTCCACCACGAGAGTTAATGCGGACAGTGATGTCACCCTTCATCGTGTTGAGAGCGTCGATGAACTCGTTAGCTGTGACACCAGCCTGATCCTCGTACCATCGTTCTGCGAGGATGTAGTCGTACAACTCGATGGTGTTGCCGTTGACATTAACAACAGTTTCAACCTTATTGCTTACGTCTCTATTGAGTACAAATTTCATTGTGCTGATCCGATTTGCTGAAGGAAGCGAGTGTGCCCGTCTTCACTTGACAGGATGTTATTGACAGGAGAGTAGAGCCACGAATCAATCAATTCGTCTACTGTGGCGAATGGAGATACATCTGGAAGAATGTCTGCCCATTCGTTGAATGTGCTGGTCAAGTTGTGTGTGAACTTGTCGGTGTAGAACTCAGACATGGAAGACTTGAACTCTTCTGCATCTGAATACTTTGATTTTTTCTGGTCGTACACTTTGCGTTCGTAAGCCTGCAGACCATTCACCACAGCTATGAAAGCGTTCTTAGCTACACGCAACTTCTTATCGAGGTTCTGATCATCAGGACTCTTATCGAGAGAGTCTGAAGGTGGTTTGACTTCTTCCTCTTTCTTAGTTTGCTGCATCTCCATAGACTCTTTGGGCGACATGTAGTTGTCGTTGTCGAGAGTGAGCTTACGAATCTGTTGGTCCATCATGTCGTTAGCCAGCAGAGCTTTGTCACGCAGAGCAATGCTGTGGTCAACTGTCATAAGGTTGGCAGGTACGTAACGCAGAGCGTTGTTAGCATCTGTCGGATCTATCTGCATTCCGAGTAGGTTGCAGATTTCTGTTCTGTCCATAACTCCAATTTCAAAGAAGTTTCGCAGGGCTTGCGAGAATTCATTGATGATGGTACGGAATAAGTAAATGAGGTTGAATTCAAAACTGTATTGGAGTTGACTTGAGAGAGGTAACAATTCATTGCGAATCTGTCTCCCTAAGCTACTGATGAATGGATGTAAGCCGGTTTGAATGAACAGGTGGATGAGCTTACCTACGTCGCTGCTGCTACCGTTGCTGCCCATGTGAGAATGAAGCAGCTCTGGAGGAACATTGAACCAGCGAGATACATCTTCAACAGAGAAGGCTCTGGTCTCGATGAACTGTAACTGCTGCATAGGAATGGCGACGTTTACAGGCTTCAGACCTTGTTCAAGAATACGTGTCTTGAACGCATCTTCCATTGCTGCATTAGGGTGAGACTCAAAGAAGCTTTCAACACGTTTCAAAACATCAGGAGCTAACCTGTTTTCTGTGGTTAGATATGTCTGATTCTTGTGACCGTTCTTGTAGAAGTGTACGCCATACTCTTCAGAGTTTTCGTACATGTTGAATGACCTGCCTGCATTCTCGATGATACCAAAACCTCTATGGTTTGGTTTATCGGGAATGTCAGACTTGATGTGAACCATGTACTCACGAGGAAGCAGCATGTATTCAGGATTAGCATCCTCTTTGGTGCTGCCTGTCTCGATGCGGTAGATGAGCGTACCTTTGCGAGCTACAGCACCTGTAGCCAACTGCTCTGTACCATCGGCATAGTAGATGTTGCCACGAGGTATACGTGAAGGGTGGACGTGGTAAATACGAAATGTGCGTCCCTGACTGTCGAACTCACGTATAGCGTAATAGTTGCCGTCAAGGAGTCGGTCATAGATCATGTCTCCCAACATCGCATCAGCTGAGTAATCAGGGTTTGCGTAATGAAGAAAGATTTTGACAGCAGGATGATCGGCTGTATTGAGCTGCCTGTCAGGCTTTCCTGAAGGACTAATACGAATGACAGTACGAGGAAGGCTACCAATTGAACCTGTGTAGAGGTTGACAGCACAGAACACAGCAGAGAGCTTTAGGCTGCTGTCTGATGTGTGTTGACGACTACGCCACATGAAGCTGAACAGGTCTCTTCCGGAGAGAGCAGACGTAGCAGCATTCAAAACCTGACTTAGCAGGCCGATAGAGTTGTCACGTCGTCGGAAGGGATTCCAGCTCATTTGCTTCTCTCAATCCTGATATGTTTGTGATCATTTGCTGACCAGAATACATGTGCCCTCCGATAGCCATTAACGATGCAACTACACCGTCAATCTTATCTGTGGACTTCTGTTTGTTTGGTCTCATCTGATCATTGTTGTTTGTTGTCATTGTCACGTTTCCCATCATCCATCTTAGGACTGGATTGGAACCGTGAAACAATTCTTTGTTCTCTATATCAGCTTGGAGCTTCCGACAAGGACCATTCATCCCTACGTAGGACTGTGGGTATTTCTTTGCTTGCAGCCCTGCGTTGTAGAGAGTTTCGTAAATGAAGTTTGAACCCCACGCATCAAAACAGACGAGTTGAAGGTTTCTGAAATAGGTGCATATACCTTTTTGGTTACCGTCACCTGTCAGAGTTTTGGCTATATCTCGTTCAGATATGGATGCGAGGGGAGTATTATTGATTAGGCCTGACTTGAACCATCTGTCGTAAGGAAGACGTTCTTCAACACTTCGTTTGTAAATGGATTCAGCTGGAACCCAGAACCACGGCATTACTACCCCTTCACTGGGGAAGTACAAACTGAAGGAAGCAATATCATTAACTGAGGAGTTATCATAACCCCCGTAACATTCGACATCCTGCAGTTCTTCAAGCTTTCTGAAGTACCATGTAAAGTAACCTTGGAACTCAGTGAGGTAGAGGTCTATCTGACTGTTGTTGAACCATTCATTGTCTGCTGCAAAGTTATGCCACAGACGATGATTATAAAGCAGAGTTTTGATTTCGTCAATTGATAATAAATGGTTCTCGGTGTGGTTGCCGTTAGCCCATACCCATGTAGGAATCCATACTGTTTCTGTCTTAGTGCGGATGTTGAGATGGAGGCGTAAGAACCTATTTAACAGAACAGGGTTTGATTTACACTGACGGATGTTGCGTTCAAAGTATTCGGCGTAGATGGAGACGCCGTAATTTGGATTAGCTTTCTTCCATGTACGTTCATCTTCAAAGTCATCGTCTACTGTCGCTTCATATATCACTGGAAGGAAAGAAACGTCAGACATCTCACCAGAGGCAATGCGTTTGGCACGCTCATACAATTCATTACATGTCGATGGTCTGTCATAGTCTGCTGTAGTTGTGTAGATTGTGAGAGATTGTCTACGAGCTGCCGTACCTGTCAGCATTACGTCGATAAGCTCACTACTCTTGTGTGCGTGTACCTCATCTACGTAAGCAAAGTTAGGGGATAGTCCGTGTTTGGTTTCAGCAATGGCAGACAGCACTTTAAACATGCTGCCGTCTTTAGCATGTTCGAAGCTCTTTGTGGATCTATTAACTTTGTTCTGACGTAGACGATTGAGCAGGTTTGGATTCTGCTCGATCATGTACGCTGTATGACGGAAGTTAATCGATGCTTGTTCGATGTCAGCAGCACAACAGAAATTCTGGGATCGTTGTTCCTTATCAACGTAAAACATGTAGAGCGTTGGAATTGCTCCGAACGAAACCGTGTTATGTGTTGCAAGCATGGTCTCGCCAAACAGATAAGTTCTGGATGGTGAGTCCACAGTGATGCACCGCATAGGCACAGGGTCGCACGGTGCTACACTGGCAATATCTACGTGTTTGGGTCCGCTATCAATGTAAGGGGCTGGTACAGAGAATTTTACGTTTGTTACACCAGTAATATTGTAAATTTCTTTTGTTGACAGAACGTCACACTCTGATTGTTGTTCGCCGAACATTACATACCACTGATGGTCAGCACAAGCTTTGACTTTCTCTCCGTTGGAGAAGACAATTTCATATGACTCTGGAGATTCAAGCACATCATGCACATGTGTGACAGAACATTGTCTGCCGTCTTTATCGAATACTGTCTGACCTTCAGTGATTTCCCCCATAGATACGTAACCGTTTGGTGTTGGTATCTTAGTGTTCAGGTCTAGAGCTTTGCCGTTCTTGCGAGGCACCAGAATGAATGCCTCTTTAAATCGTCTGTAACCTGTCTCTTTGTGCTTCCAACAGAAGATGTTGAAATACACTGCCCATTGCCAGAGTTCTGGAATGAATGGCAAACCTGTTAGTTCACCTTCTGGGTAGACACATTCATTGATAACAAACTCTACAAACTGGTGCATCTCATCTAAATCGAAGTAGTAGTCTTCCGCTTCACGGAAAACGTCATACATCGGAATCATTCGCAACAGTTCAGAAAGCCTGACAGACTTGTATTCGTACCCTACAAGTCTGTGATTTTTTCTGATTGGGACAGGTACGTCCTGAGAGATTTTCTTGTTACCACCTCTCAGGAATTTGTCGTACCTAACAGCTTTGCTTGGGGCAGAAGTTGTCATGGATTTTCTACAAACTTAAATTGAGTGGTCTTGAATGTCTTCTGAGCATCAGCAGCAGTCCAAATGAACTTCAATCTACCTTCGTAGGTAAATTCTGGTTTGCCGAGAGCTGTTACTGAAGAAGGAAGAGTGATACTAACAATACTGTTGGCGTAAGTACACGTACCAGACAGGTGCATGGATGATGGATCGCCTGTGCGGTAGGCCGTGAACTCAATTGTTGCTGCTGAGAAGTTGAGACTCCCCATACTTGTGATAGGATCACCTTCAGCATCGACGATGGTAACGTCAATTTCACCGCTGTCAGAGTCGTAGCTATCTCCAACAATCAGTTCTGTTGGGAAGCCAGAGATTGTGCCTGCGTCAAGAACAGCAGCAGCTTCTAGAGAAGTAATGCCTTGAGCCGTACCTATCAGGTCTGTCTTAGCTTTAACAGCGAGCAGAGTGGTTTGTGAGGCATCGCCAGCACCTCCACCACCAGAGGCATCAGCGATAGCTTCCAGGCTATCTGTGGTTCCTGTGAAGGTAGAAGTACCTCCTGTATCAATCTCAGCTTCAGCAGCAATCATACCAGCTGTACCAGCATCCTTGCGACTTATACGACGAATCCAATCAGCAAGAGATGTAATCCCTGAGAATAGAGCAGCGGGGATACGAGTGACTAGGTTGCCTGTATCGGTTTTTACAGAAGCTATGTCAGCTGACATAGACGCACCTGCTGGTGAGCCGAGTCGGGATATGATTGCATCAGTTGCAGCGACGATCAGTGATTGATCTGCTGGGTCTGTTGGAAGATTGTCCGTTTTTGTTTTGATTGCTGCGATTTCGGTATCAATGTACTCAGCTATTGTGTTGAGAGTAGTGTTCACTGTACCGAATGCCGCAGATATATCTGATGCGTCTGCTGGATCTGATGGCAGGTTTGTTGTTTTCGCATTGATCAGCGTTATCGTCGCGTTATCAGGAGCTGTGTATGTTCCTGTCATAACACCAGCTGCTGTGATCGCATCTGCACATTCAGATTGTACTTCAGCATCCCATGCTGCGTTCCACGGGATGGCTGTAGCCCATGTACCTGTGCCAAGTGCTGCTAGTGTTGCTGCTCCAATCTCTGTTGCAGCATCAGCAGCCAATGCTGAAGCAGTTATTGCGTTTGCTGCAAATTTGGCAGCAGTGATTGCACCGTCGTTCAGGTTCACGTTTTGGTTGTTTTGCAGAGCGATGTAACTTCCGCTGAACTGATTCGTTGCTGTGGCGTTTTCGATGTTTGCCCAGTCGATACCAGCGGCACCCGTCGCGGTCACGTCCAGCGTTCTGCCTGCTGTAGTTGGTTGTAATGGTGCCTGTCCTGAAGCGTAAGCACCGACAATTCCATCGACTCGCCCGCTTGTCAGTGCATTCGGCGTACTACCTCTCCAAGATACTACATTCGCACCTTCATATTCCGACTGAATCCCAAATGATCCACGAGGCACTGACGCACCATCAATGGATTGACTACCGACCGTTTTCGCGGTGTTGAACTTGACCTGATAACGTGCTCCTGCTGTCCAGAATCCAGTATCCCCCGTGTCGTTACTGGTATCAATTACGAGCAAATGACAACCGGCTTCCGAGTTGAACGGACTCGTTACAGTTAGCCCGTTGGTAGTAGCTTTGGCTGTTGCAGAACCATTTTTGTAGATTGCAAAATCGCTGGTTGTAAACGCTGACGATGGTGCAACTGGTGCTCCCGTTGACGCGAATGTTTCAAAGTAGATTTCAATGGTTGCGTCTTCTGTGAGGTTACGAAACATTAACGCACCAGCCCTGTTGACAAAGTGTTATACAATCCGCCACTACCGCCACTTGCTGCAGTTCCGTGTACTGCGACTGAGACTAATCTACCAGATGTGTTTGATCCGTACCGCCAGGGGAAACTATAAACCTCTACGCCTTCCACCGCATTTACAATTGCCGCCTGTGAATAGGCTGCTACGGTGTTGCCGCTATCGGCTGAATTTCCGAGTGCGACAGTCCATGCGATTGGTCCATTGCTTAATTCAGCAGGTTCAGCAACCGCACCAGTGCCGGAGTACATCGCAATCGCGATCGTTCCTGCTGTCTCTGTCGCAATCGTTGATGGTGGGAAATAAGGCATTGTAGTGCTTAGGGTGGTGTTTGCGTAAACAACTTCAGTCCATCCCGAGATTCTGTACGCAATGCAGGTGCTTGATTCGCTGATAGACGTCGTGACAGAAACAGTAGTTCCTTCACTTCCTGAGGCTGTCTTTGAAAACAAAATACTCTGATCGGTTGCAGTGATTGTGGAGATAGCAATAGACCAGCCCGATGGTGTTGTGATGGTTCCTGATGTGCCGTCTTTGTTGAACCACAACAGCAGCAAGTCACCTGATGCGATGCCAGACGGCAGGTTGACTGTGTGTGTTGTTTGATTGGCTGAGAAGTAGGTTACCGCAACGCCTTCAATTACCGGTGCGCCGCTCAGTGTCGGCATCGAATCGTAGGTGATCTCCAAGTACGCGACGTCCACATAGACTTCACCGTCAGGCGTTGCCCCAGTGTAGGTCATTTCGAACGCTGGTGCTGAGCTACTGAGCCCACCATATTCACCCGTCACCGTGCATGATGCCCACCCCCATGCACCTGATGACGGCTTGCCCGTCAATGTTCCAGATCTCCACACACCGTTGAGACGGATTCGCACCGCACTGATGTCGCCGTCGCTGTTGCTGTCAAATTTGAGGTACACCCACAGTTTTGCACTGGTGATTAGCCCTGTTACTGTCGGTGACGCACAACCGTATTGCTGAGCACCAGACGAATCACCTGAATAATATGCGTAGTCACTCGTTCCGCCTGCTGTGGGCTGAGTCGTCGCGTCATCAATCAGCGTGAACGGGTTGCTTCCGCCCCAGCCGGAATTGAGTGTCGCGTTTGGACGTAGTGGTGAGGTCGTCGGCACTCGTTACGCTCCCCACGCTGTTTCAGCAGCTGCTGCAATTGTTATTGGCGTCGATTCTGCCAATCTCGATTCCGCTTCGGCTGCCTCACGGGCTGCGTTGCATTTCACGATCACGGCTGCGACTGCGGCCTCTTTTTCCGCTGCGGCTTTTAGTGCTGAGTATTGCTGTTCTGTGAGTGTTGCAAACAACCACCCACCACCTAAATCAGCGACTGCGTCGAAGTCAGCCAGTGTCGGCATTGTCTGCTGCCCACCAAACATGTTACGCATTGCCCAGAATGGAGCAGATACAGAAACGTCAGTTGTGTCGAAATATGAGTTGCGGTCACCAGTGATGTGTGAGAACCATTTGTTGATTGCGTACTTCTGATCGTCTGTTCCATTTGCATTAACAAACAGAATCATATTAACAACTGTACCAGACCACTTCTCGCCTGTATCTGCTGGACGCACTAAACGAGTGAGCATATTTCTTTCGTTCATTACGAAAAGTAAACTGCCCAGATCAATCTTTGATTGCGTCAAACCTGTAGCTTGCAACTGAGTAACGATAGAGGCATCATCACCTGTCATGCCCAATTGTTGAGCTTTCTCGTAAGCGTTCATACATGGGCCTTCACACTATTACTGAGGGAATTGATTGCAGAGGTGTTATCTTCGATTGCATGAGAAAGAGCTTTGGCTGCGTCATGTCCGTCTTTAGCAGCTTGATAGCGTTGCACGTTCTCTTTCTCTCTGTTGGCTTCGATCTTATCGAGGATTTTCTCGAAATGTTCTCGTGTCTGCAACTGTGTATTGTCGTGGCGTTCTAACAACTGAGGGAACCACTTCGTTATCATCCAGACAAACATAGCCAGCATTACAGCTGATGCTGTCATCTGTCCCCAAGGAGCAAGGTGGTCAATGGTGACTTCTGAGTTAGCAAACAAGAACATGATGTTGGTTCCTTTTGGTGGAGTGTAAAGGCAAGTTGTTAAATGTCAAATATTATCCATGCGAACGTCATGTGTGCGTTCCCACAGAAAAGCTAAGATTCGTGGAGCTGCCCACTTAATGAAAATCCATGCGAACCATCCGAAGTAGATAGCTACTGAGGACTGAAGTTGATCGAATGTATTTACACGCTTCGTACTACAAACTTCGAAGAAAGCTCTGCCTACTTTATCGCAGGCAGCATCCCATTTTTTAGCTTCCTTCAGCTTCTTACGATTGTCAACTGTTCCATAAAATTTGATGTTTGCTGGAGAGCAACCAAAAGCAGCTTTCATAGAAGAAATGAGGCTGTTCTGTTCTCTGAGTGTCAGGAGCATAGTAGCCTCACTTAAAGTTGATGATGAGGTTTGGACAGGTTGTTAACTCAATCTCAAGTTGCTTGCCTTGATTACGAACACTAATCTGTTTCAGAGAAGTGCTGTAAGAGAAGACACCCTTCACAGCTCGAACAGATGGAGGGGGTGTGAAGATGATTTTTTCTGGTTGAACAGAGATTGATCTGTTGCCAGACCAGTCTACTGAGACAACACCATTAGTCCATTTCTGTTTGGTCATCAACTGAGTGATGATGGATGGAAGAGCGTCAGGTGTGTCTATGTCGAACTCCAGCAGACTGCCCATTGCTTCCTTAGACTGTTGAGAGAGTAAATGGTTAGCGAGGATGGAGAGAGCTGCGTGTGTGGTTGGTTCACAGGAAGCTTCACATACAGCTGTGGTTGTTGGAAGAGCCATATCAAACTCAGCAGGAATTGAAGTTACAATCCTGTTGTATGGAGCAGCTCTGGCTTGTTCTACAGAGATTTCCGTAAAGGCAATTCCCTGAGACTTCAAATATCGCTTACGAGGTTCGCAGTAGATACAGTTTGGACCTGTAACCAGATAGTGCTGTTGTGGAGCTTGTGATGTTATTGTGTCCCATTTTAGAGACACCTCTACCTGCTTCTTCTCTTCAACAACAGCTTTCTGCAGTTCGAGCTGGATTAACTGAGCTTTATAGGCTTCGCGAGCTTTCTCGAAAGAATAGTCCGGATTGTATTCTTCAAACATCACCAGCAACATCACTATCCAAGCAACCATTGTTTGCTCCAATCGATGAATCGTGGTTCAGGGCTTGAGAGGTCAGATACACCAATTGTTACAGTGAAACGATCAGCAGCTTGCTGGTCTACAAACTGTTTGCTGTGGTAGGCAAATCCGTTGTCTCCATAACTGGAGTAGTGGCTGTTGCATTCCACGAGGTATACCACCCCGTCAATGGTGATCCAATCGACATAGCAGCGAGCATGTCCGCCACCACCACTAGCAAAATTATTAGCAATACCTCTTGCATTGGGACGCCAATTGCCCCAACTTCCGCCAACAATAACCGCACCTTGATTGGCTTGAAGATATTTGAGAATTTCATCATAGCCTCTCAGGTTGATTGAGTAGCCGACTTTCCATTTAGCAGCCACTTCAGCTGCATTGCTTGGGAATCGCATACCGTAGTCTTCGCGATATGGAACTTCGACATTACCATCACCGTCCATATCTTCAGGAAGAAATCCTACTTCCTTAGCAGCTTTAACAACACCTTGAATTGTAGCACCAGAGTCGGTACGGATGTTGTTAACTTCCTGACCACGACGGTAAGACCACATAGGGTTGAACTGTCGCCATTTGGATGACTGCAGGAAGTAGGCTACTTCTCCTGCTCCTGTCATACCGAATCCAGAGCATGAATTGATGCGTCCCTGATCATCTCGACGCATGATGTTTTTAATACCACGAGTGTCAGGGAGGTCTCCTTGAACCAGCAGGTCATTTACATCGAAGTCAATACATTCGGCGAACAGGAGTTCTCTGGGTTCAATTGTTGGATCATATCCAGAGAACCACTGATCAGGAACGTAGGCTTGACCGTTTGGTGTGGGCAACTTCGTTACCATTACTTCAATCCTCGTTCTTTAAGGGCTTTGGCCAGATCAGCGAAGGTATTATCCTTAGCAGCAGATTGGATACGCTTATTGACCTCTGTGAACGCTCCCATGCGAGCAGCTGTAGTGTGGTCAAGAATGTGTTTAAGCTTCTCTTCGTCGCTGTTGAATGTTTTTGTGGCGAGTTCTTCGAACACTTCAGCTGTCAGCACTCTGTAGTTGTCTGAAGCAACGTCCCACAGGTCTTGTACTACAGGAGTAGGAGCAGGAGGAACATCAGGATTTGGGGGCGGTACATCTGTGCCTACCGGCAAGAAGAGCAGAAGCATACCAACAATGAACAGAACATGTTTCATTCTCGCACCTTTGGAGCTGGAGGAGCAGGAACAGGAGGAAGCTTACGAGTTACTTCCTGACGCAAGATTTGGGCCTCTGTAAGCTCCTGCTGAGCATAGTCGAGTCTGAGCGTGTCAGAAGCATCAGGAGCGGATGCTTTGACCAGAGTGATGTATTCTGCTGTGCCTTTAGGAGCAGGTTTGTCAGAGTTGGCAGGAGTAGGAATAACAACAGCTGGTTCTAGAGAATCTGTTGTTGGTAAAACCTCTCCCGCTTGAAGTTTACTGAGGAAAGAAAGCAGCGTGTCCTTCCCCATCACAACAGAGTAGAGACCAATAAAAATCACACCTAAGACGTATTGGAACGGGTAACCGAACACTTCTAATTGGGGCATGGCAGGAAAGCTTTCTTACAAAGGTACTTATTCTCGTGACGGGCAATGAACGACGGATCGGAACGCATTTGACGCATGAAGATGGCGAGTTCTAATGGAGTTGGAATAGCTCTTTCACTTGCAAAGTATTCTTCCAACAACAGGTCTTCTTCAGCTACTTCGAGGAACAGGTTGTCATGAACAGCCATCATGACTTCACACGGTTCGTCATCGTATCGCTTTCCCATATAACCTCATTTCAACTTAATTGGGGAGTCAGTTCGAAATCGGTTGAGCATGTTCAGGACAAACAGAGATGTGGCAATTGCAGCTACAGCTTGGGGGTGTTGAGCAATCATCTGATCATTGCTGAGAGCTGTGAGCACTGTAATAACTGTGGGAATAAAGTTGAGCCAGATTGTGGTGGACTGCAGAGCTGTTTTTGTTGTAGGCATGATTAACCTTTGATATCGAAAGTTGGGTCGATGGAAGCAATGGTTGGTTTGACGGCAGTTGCTGTGGCAGCATCAGTGCATGTGATGGCGATGCGGACGATGAGAACATCACCGGCATTCAGCGTTGTGGCCGTAATGGTGAAGGTCTTTTCAGCGAATACAAGGCTGTTGATGGACTGTGCTGCTGTTGCACAGAGGTCTGCAGAGACACCACCAACTTTGTCGAGCTTGTAGGCTTCAACATCCACCGTACAGGACGTGTCAGCAATCGTGGTGAGCATACCACAACTCATTATAATCTGCACTGTCTCGCCTGAGACATAACTTTCAGGCACTGTCAACAGGAAGCCTGCATATCGTGTGGTGGCACCAGCAGCTTTGAGGTCTCCAGCCTGGACTGTTGGAGCAACAGAAGCGAGAGTTCCGTTGATTAAGGCGAGGTCATCGGCAGCTGCTGTACCGGGAAGGTTGGTCTGAAGAGCATCCCATACTCGTAACTCTGTGAGTTTTTCTGGGAAGCGAACATTATTGTCCTGTACCAGACCTGTAGAGCGAGATTGAGCACTAACGCTGGTAGGACCAACTGATAGAGCACCTCTGAATACAGCTGAACCTGTTACAACCAGATCATCAGTGGTCTGCATCTATCATATCCTTATATCAATACTTAGTGATAGTGATTTACTTTACCCTCAAAACCTCCCCCTCCCCTCATAAAGATATGAAGGTTAGAAGAGGTTGAATTTTCAGGTTTTACCCTCGTCACTATCCGGAAGACTGTTTACGGTACGCTCTTCCGGGGCTATGATCTCGCCTCTCCCCACGCACGTCGCACATCATATCACAGGTATTTTGTATGTCAATCCACTATTTTTGACTTTTTATATTGACATGTTCGCTTATACTCATGCGTAACAGAAAGGCTTCTTTATGCACCGACGCAGACAGCCGTACAAAAAGCGTAAAAGAGTAAGCACTGAAGCGTTTGCCGATAAGCTGAGAGCAAACATGACTCGCTGTGAGCATCTCTTATGGGAAAGGTTGAAGAGAGCCGCCTATGCCGAGTTTGAACCTCAACAGGTGGTGTGTGGATACATCCCTGACTTCTACTGTGCAGAAGCAAGAGTGGCTATAGAAGTAGACGGTGGGGTACACCTTAGGCCGCGAGTAAAGCGTAGAGACAAGCACAAGGACACTGTTCTAGCGTCACATGGTGTGCTGGTGATAAGGCTGACCAATGAAATGGTCCAATATCGTGTCTATAGAGCCTTAACCATCATCAGGAATGCTGTCCTGCAGCGTCTAGGACAGCTCAGGAGAGCTTCGGATAGGGTAGGATGACCATTCTATCGTCCTGAGCACTCAGAGCGTCCTGGAGGGTGATAAATGAAAAAACCCAGAAGGGTTACTTCTGGGTTTGGTATACGCCCGGTGAATGCCGTCGTTAAGATCGTCTTACTTCACCATCACTATTGATTCGCAGGTTGAGTACGTCAAATGCTCCATCTTCACCTACGTCCACAATTGCAAAGCCATAGTTCCATCGATTGATACGAGCGTATTCAGGAGTGAGGTTGCAGAGGCATCCTGTAGACCATACAAATGTCTCTTCATGCCAAAGGTTTGTATCAGCATGTCCTGATGTCTGGTGAGAGTGACCAACCAAAACACTGTGGTGTGTACGAAGGAACGCACCTCGTGCGGGATTAACTGGATTGGAAATACCTGATCGTCCCAATTCATGTCCGTGAAATACAGGCAACTTACCGACCATTACAGGACGTTTATCACCGACCATTTCAAAGCCATACTTGTCGTACTCCAGCCAACTCTCTAATCGCATCCTCTCCATATCACATATCTCAGGAGCACGATTCCACAACCATGTGTCCCATCGTTCACAGTGATTACCTTTCTTCCGCACCTTACGAGCTTTGGGGAACTGATCAGCTATCCATGCTGTGTACTCAATCTGTGCTTTGAGTTCAGCTTGCAGGTCTCGTTTCTTTGGATTTGTCTCCCATCTACTGATAGTGTAGAAATCCGCACTGTCGCCATTCAATAAAATACCATCTGGTTTCATCTTCTTTGCGTAGGCTACAGCGGCATTCAGAGCTACTTCGCTGTGGTAAGGAACATGTTCATCACTGAATATGGCGATACGTTTGCCAGTCATCTCAAATGGCATCCATGCTTCAGCGAGAGAAGGGGGCATAGATGGTGGTGTGCCTGCTACACCTAGTTCGCTGGGACATTCAGCTAATTGTTCTCTTCTGGCTGCTCCTCTAGCCCCTTTAATGTCTCTGACGATTGTTCTAGCTTGTTCAATTGTTACATTAAACTCATTAGCCAAACGTCGAGCTAATGTCCTGTTCTGAGCTGTTGGCATTTTCTTGACCAACTCAACTGCTGCGTCTCTTAGTGCTGTTCTGTTGTGTGCTGGTTTTCTACTCATTAGCTTCCTTTGCCAGTGCTAGTAAGTCGGCTAGCTCACTCGCGAATTGCGATATGAAGCCTTCATCAAGGTGCCATCCCGCTAAGTGAAGGCACTCATGTATTATCACTTCCGTGCGTTCTTTGTCAACTAGCCGACTATCTACCAGTATTTGTCGTGGTTGTGTTGTAGGAGGGTCACACAGACCACGGACAGGCATACCTTTACTTCGATGCCTTCCCAGCTTCTTAAATATTAGTTCTGCATCCTGTCCTAGCAACTGGAACTTGATCACCATTCTAGTCAACCTCCGGTGTTAGTTCATCTCCGCTGAAGATTTGGCTTCACTCAGTATTACATCACATTGTTCTGCGAAGTACGTGAAGAGTAAAGCTAGAGCAATCGGTCTCCACTCTGTTGGCATTATGGTGAGCTGCTCATCACTGACAGATACGTCATACTTCTTCAAGATACGAGCAGCTTCCTCTGCTACAACTTTAACGTCCTTTGCATGTGCTCCATCAGAGATTGAGAGACCAGTGAATAGCACATCAAACATTTCCTGTGGTGTAGCCATCATCGTTTCCTTGGGCCATTTGTGAGAGGTTGTGATCGTGCTGGGGAAGGAACTTTAGTGACAGGAGCTTTCACTTCTACCTGTACTAGCTCGAATATATGCCATGCTCTGCTTTCCTCATCAATCGTAGTACCGAGGTAGACATGCTCCTTACCGTGTATTGGCTCGAACACACTACCTGTCATTCCGCAGACAAATTCTCTCACTACTTTCTTACCATTAGGGTTTGCTGAGAAGTAGAGATGATCATGGTAGGAATGGTACTTCACAGAGAGTATTGTAGCGTCTTCAGGCATTGTGATTGGCAGAGGTTGGCACAATGTCCAATCAAGAACAGCAGAATGTATACCTGTGACGCTCATACTACTTCTTTCCTGTTGTGAATTTCTTCTCTGTCAATCTGAATGTGTGGGGGAGCTGTGAAAGCGAGCTTAACATCTCCACTTCTCAACTCAATCACCTTGATACGGATTGTATCATTTCCTACCGTGATCACAACTGTTTCTTCTTTCCTTCTACGCAGCACCAGCATCATTGTTCCTTCAATTATTTAAAGTAATTCATACGTTTCTTCTCTGTAGCCACAGCCTCTATCTGAGAGGTAGCAGCTGGATTTGTTACGTAGACAATATCTCTGGGAGTCATACCCAAAGAGACAAGCTTCTGAAGTATTGACGCCTTCAGTAGATGGACTTGAGTGAACATAGGGTTGGGACGCTTTATCTCATTCCCCATCTTGTCGAATGTGCTATAAACTGTGCCTTCACCCTCTAACTGAGGTAGAAGAGTTTGGTACATAGCAATATCGTGTATCAACATCTCAATGAGCAGAACATAGCTGACATTCAGGAGCTGTCTGTTAGCTAAATCCTGACAAATGAAGTTCCATAAGGACATCTTCCCTTCGTCTGAAGCTATCAAATGAGGAACAGGAATGTCTTCAACCACCACTGAGGGAACAGTAGATATGGGAGGTTGTTGAGGCTTCCTGCCAAAGAGAGCAAGTTCTTCTTTAGTCTTAGTTCGACGAGCACCCATTATTCTGTCCTACAACGGCACTGATGACTTGACGTGCGTAATAGCGTCTTCCAGCTGTACAATTGATATGCTATTGCCGGGAGTTGGATCTAAGCTGCCACTACTATGATGACCACATACACGTTCAGCTAGGAACAACAAACCGGCAATAGAAGTCATCCATACTTCTCCTCTCCAGCCACACTTACAGCATCGAGTTGAGTTGGTGTTTCTACCTCCAAGGATTCCCATTGTGGTAGCTTCGAACTCTTTTGAATAGCATTTGGGGCATATTTGCATTGCTCAAAATCCTGCTGAGAGAAGGTCTTTAACTGTGGACATGTAATCAAACCATATCTGTACTTCGTACCACGGTAGAGGACGACGAGAAGCAATCCATACAACATCGAGTTTGGAGGGCATACCGTACCAATTATGTGTGCCCTCTATTGATTTGTATGTTCCTATGGCAACAAGTATTCTGTCGCTCATTGCCTCAATCCTTTACTGAAGAAATAGTTTATGGTTGTACAAGACGCAAAGGACTCATCGTCTCTTTCAATGTACGCACCTGATGTTTCAGATCATTAATCTCATGCTTCAGGTTATCCAGCTGGAACTCCAACCTGTCCCTATCAGCAATCAGCTCTGCTACCTTGATGTGAAGCAAAGCTACTGGTGACGTACCTGTACTACAAATAGCACTCCACTTCATGTCAGCATTCTTACATGCTTCCTTCAGATCAGCAGTGGTGACACTAATCTTCTGATCGTTGTTATGAGCTGATAGGTATTCTTCAGCATCAGCAATCAGAGTAGGCACGGTACATTGACTGTTGTAGTCCTGTACGAATTGCATGAGCTGAAGCTTGTGTTTCATTGACAACATGAGGCTTTCCTTTGAGCTGAATTGGGACGGACGCAAACGCATGTGAGAAGAGTGCCGTGGATTAGCCACCACGGCGTTGGCTCAGGCCGATGACGAACGCATAATATTTAGATAGCGAAGTAGTAGACGTGTTTCATAGTACACCTTCCTTTCTATTCGTGAGTTGCGATGAGCTTGTCTTATGGACGTGTGAGAAGAGTAGAAGTTGGTTTGTCAAATGTCAATAGTAGTGGCAGCTTAGATCCAACTCCCGGCAATAGCATATCAATTGTACAGCTGGAAGACGCTATTACGCACGTCAAGTCATCAGTGCCGTTGAGCCCGATTGTGGTGGACTGCAGAGCTGTTTTTGTTGTAGGCATGATTAACCTTTGATATCGAAAGTTGGGTCGATGGAAGCAATGGTTGGTTTGA